CCACAAGGGGCTTTTTTTTTGCCTGTTAAAATTGCCACGGCAATCCGCAAAGTTGCCACGGCAATTGCAAAAGTCACATATTCAGGTGGTAATTTTCAGTTGAATTTACCTTTACAACGACAAATGTGGGTAAAAAATCTTCCGAATTGTCGCAGTATGTCAATAAAAGTTGTTGACCCTTGTCTACATTGGCAGTAGACTGTCTGGGCATATCTAAAGGAGATTACTATGCAAACATCAGAAAATATCAATGAACTCGCAGCAGCTCTGGCTGTTGCACAAGGTCAAATGGGCGGCGCGTCCAAAACTTCGGACAACCCATTTTTCAAATCTAAGTACGCTGATTTAGGTAGTGTTATTGCCGCAGCTAAAGACCCACTCGCAGAAAATGGGCTTTCGTATGTGCAATTCCCTTTCAGTATGAATGGTGAGGTAGGTGTCACCACAAGGCTGATGCATTCCTCTGGTCAGTGGCTACAGAGTATGTTTTCCATCCCTGCGCCTAAGACAGATGCCCACACATACGGTGGATTAGTAACCTATTGCCGTAGGTTCAGTTTGCAAAGCGTACTAGGAATTCCTGCTGAGGATGACGATGGCAACGCTGTTACTCAAGCTGCGAAGACTCTCATTAACGCGGGTCAGGTTTCGTCTCTTCAGGCTTTAATGGAGATGACTGACACTAAAGAGTCCCAGTTCCTCAAAGCCTATGATGTGGAAAGTTTAAAGCAATTAACCACAGACCAGTTCAAACACGCTGTTCCTTTACTTGAGAAGAAAAGGGAGAGGCAATCATGATCCAAGGTAGTGATGAATGGCTACAAGCCCGAGTTGGCGTAGTCACAGCCAGTAACTTCTCTAAGGTCTTCACCACGGCTGGTAAGTTATCTACTAGCCGTGAAGGGCTGATCAATCAGTTAGTAGCAGAGAAGCTCATAGGCCAACCCACTGAGACTTTTAAGTCTTCTGCGATGGAACGTGGCAATGAATTAGAGCCACAGGCCAGAGCGATGTTTGAGATGCTCATGGGCGTTGAGGTACATGAAGTTGGTTTAATTAAGATGAAGGATCATGAGATAGGCTGTAGTCCTGACGGCCTATTTGATGACACAGGCATAGAGATAAAGTGTCCACTGCCTGCTACGCACTGCGCTTATCTTCGTGCGGATAAACTCCCTACTACCTACGTCCAACAGGTGCAGGGGACAATGCTTGTTTTGGGGCTGGATAGGTATTTCTTTATGTCTTTCCACCCTGAGATGAAACCCCTTATTATTGAAGTCAAACGCGATAATGAGATGTTAGAACTGGCAGAGCCTCTACTCATAGAGACTGCTGAAATTATTAAATCTGAAACTTTACGATTGAGGAAGGAAGAATGACATTTACAAAAATACTAGAATTTGCATTGTGGAAAGACACCGAGCGCAAGAATGATCGTGCGCCTCAAACTTCTGGGAGTGCTAGTTTTACCTGCCCGAAGTGCCAATTCCATATCCCAAAGATTAGGACTAGCGCCTACACTAACAAGCCTGACCCAGAATTTCCTAAACGACCTTTAATAAAAGGGGAGGTTAGCATTGGGTCGGATGCTTTAGAAGAGCTGCTGAACGGGCCTAGCACTGTGCCAGTTCCAGCTGCACCTCTTGACGACTTTGATTCGGATTTGCCCTTCTGAGGTACTTATGATTGATTTTGGGAAAGCATTAAGAGCTGCCCAAGAGGAGCAAGGCGTAACGTCGGTCGAACTGGCGAAGCGCTTTGCTATTCATAAGCAGCAAGTCTCCAGATGGAGATACCAACAGGACGCTAGTTTGTCTTTAATCTCTAAACTTGCAAAGGAACTCGAAGTAGATGAATTAGAGTTCATTGCCAAGGGGCTACTATGATGGTGTTTGATACAGCAGTAGACGCGATTGAAGAAGCAGTCTTCTGTGCGGATTCTGAGCATATCCCTTACGTTATAGTGTTTGACGACAAAGGCTTTGGTGTATGTCCATACGACGAGGTTGAGGATATATCCTTAGTGATGGAATATATCAACGGCACTTATCTATGAGGCCAAGACACTACGCAGCAGAGATACTGGCACTTAAGACCAGAGAAGAAAGGAGGGAGGCGCTGTCAAAAGTGCCTCCTGACTACCAAGAACGTGTCAAACTTTATGTGGAGAATGAATTTGAGCGAAGGAAACACACTCGCAGACCTTGAGAGAGTTACTCAAGAGTTTGCCCAAGCAGAAGCTGAACGCCAGTATCTAATGGAGTTTCGCAAATCCAAGAAAGCCATACTCATGGCAGAGGCAGAAAGATCGGAGCATTCTATGCCGATTGCCAAACAAGAGAGATATGCGTACTCTCATCCTGAGTACCTTGAATTGCTAGAAGGGTTAAAGGTCGCAATAGAGAAAGCGGTTTTACTGCGGCATAAGATTCAAGTAATGAACATGAGGTTTGAGCAATGGCGAAGCAAACAGGCGACACTGAGGCAAGAAATGTCTATCAGGTAAGCGATGAATTGAAATTTTTATCCATGATCTATCCGGTTAATTCTAAGTTATTCAGCATTAAATTGTTAGAAAGCAGAATGAAAAACATGGATAGTAAGACCAGATTAAGAGCAATTCGGGTAATAAATTCCCTACAAACTGGAAAGCCTTACAGATTATGAAGCGCAAGCCTAAAGTCAAATCTAGCAAAGTCTTACGTCAGGAATGCTTAAAAGCCATCCAGCGGTTATGTAGACTAGCCGCAGCAGATGATGACGGTAACTGTACTTGTGTTTCATGTGGTTGTGTTAAGCATTACTCACAGCTACAGGGAGGGCATTGGTTGGCAAAAGGAAGCTCTAGCTTTTGGGCGCTAAGGATTGAGAATGTACATCCGCAATGCGCCTCCTGTAATATGTGGGGAATGAGGTACGGCTCAGCCGCTCAGCAGTACACCCTTTGGATGGAAGATATGTACGGAAGAGACTTCGTGGAGGATATGATTGCCAGTAAGTCCAATCCTATTAAGTTATACAAGGCTGACTACGAAGAAATGCTTGAAGAGTTTAACGAGCAAATCAAACATCATGAGAATCGGCTGAGATGATCGACGTAACCCTTACTAAAGAAGAGCAGTTAATGTGCCAAGAGAAAGCTGAGGCTAGGTACAACATTGCTCGTGAGTTAGGCTTAAAGCAGTTACGAATAGATACATCACCTTTGAACGTAGAACTGTTAGGCGTTCAGGGAGAGATGGCCTTTGCTAAGCTGTTTAATCTTCACACTCCAATGGTAGAGCATGGCGCAGATAGTGGTTGGGACTATGAAATTAACGGCATTACCATAGATGTTAAGACTGCTTCCAAGCCTCACTACAGATTGATATTCAGAGAGTTACCAGCATTTAAGGCCAAAGTTGCGGTACTTGTCGTCAAGATAAGCGAAGATGTGTTTCGCATAAAAGGTTGGGTAAGCAAACAAAATTTTATAAATTGGTCAAAGCCAATGGATAAAGGGGGGTTTTCGTTAGAAGATGAATTCCTTCGCCAGATACAAAACCTCTGGCTAAACGCAGCAGCGAAGGGCTTGCAATGACTGAGTTTATTTTTGCAATGTCGTCCCAAGAGATGACTGACTATCTAAGCAATGAGTTCCATGATTTGCCAGATGACGCTAGAAGGTGCATTGCTACCATGATGGCTATGATTATGGATCATTCAGATTTTTTAGAAGACCAAGGGCTTACTGAGAAGTTTGAGTTTGAATACGACAGTAATGAAGGGGAATTGCATTGAAATCCACAGACTATCAAGTAGCTGGCGACCACTACAAAAAGCTCAAGATTCAACCCATTGAATACATCATGGCGAATCAATTGCCCTTTGCAGAAGGTTGTATCGTTAAGTATGCGACACGCTGGAGAGATAAGGGAGGCGTGGATGATCTTAGGAAAATAAAGCAGTTCTGCGACTTCATCATTGAGTCAGAGCTGGAAAAGCTAAAGAACGTCCAGCCCTAGTAGTGACCCTTCCTGATTAGGTCAGTAACCTCTATAGCCCTGTTACCGACCTGATTAGCCCACTTTGAATCAAGGAAATGGTCAGCAGCTTCATCAAACAAGCCCTCTTCCATGCTTTTCAAAGCGTTCTTAAAAGTCCTGAGACGAGTGATACCCAAGTTAAAACACAGATTAATCATTGCGTCTTGTCTGGCTCTACACAGCTCTGGATACCACTTGAAGTTCATGATTAACTCTCTGTCACAACGCTCAATGTCGTTGTCTAACAGGTACAGCACCTCGTCCTCAGACAGACCTATAGAGTCTAAATTCCTACCAACCCCAATAGTAATGTCCTCAGTCAATACATCCTCGTAAGGCTTTAATCTCATGCCTTCGTGCTTGATTAAGAGGCGCTGCAATCTATTCACGACTTTCGGAATAATCCAGTGGCATTAAAGAGAGTAACAACAGCAGCAACAATATCATGAGCCACAGGCTGTAGCTTATCAAAAGACTCGTCAATATCATCAGCCTTTTCAAGAGCTGATTTGAGCATGACATCAAACGCAGCAAGTTTTTCCTTGCCAGCGCCATCATCAGGGATAGTCTCTTCTATCAGTTTGACTATCTCTACCACGGTATTCCAGAGCTTCCGTACCCAAGATAGGTAGGTAAGAATGTTCATAGTTTACACTCCACAGTAAGTAAGATTGCTTCAATACCCCAGACATTAGGCACAACCTCGACCCAATGCGGGTTTACTATAACAGGTTTTACACCTACGCTACATCCCGACCTTTTCAGATGTTGATAGTGTAAGCACCCAGTTGACAAGAGCGAGAATGCCAACAGCAACAGAATCCACGGTAGCCTCGTCCACTGGTAACGCATAACCAAATGCCTCCGCTGCCTGAATAGCCGCCCAGAATACCCCTGTGAGGGCCGTAGCGGTGATTTGACGGCTTTTCCACTTAGCTGGGTCTGAGACTGCCTTACCTTTCTGTAATAGCGTAATCGCCGCTTTTGCCTTCTTAATCATCTTCTACGTCTTCCAATAGATTGTATGAGATAGAGGTCTTGTAGATGTCTAGCAGGCCGATGATGGTGATTTGATTCACACCTAGATCAATATAATGCTCAACCCACTCACCTAAACGGTCTAGCGCTTCCTCTGTCAAACGGTCATTCCGAACATCTGGAAACTCAATTGTGGTCATCCTAGATACCTTACGGCTGCGCCGATTGCCGCTGCTACGACTAGCCAGACTATTCGCTCGGCTGATTTACCTTTAATAACGCTTTCGGA